CAGCAATTTCTTCCTGTGGCTTTTGCTCATTGTCTGCCATTTGCAACATGGAGCAATAAAATTCTAGTGGATGATACAGCTTTGCATAAGCGGTAGTGTACGCCATCATTCCATATGTTAGAGCATGAGATTTGTTAAAGCTGTACTCTGCGCCCTTTTCAATCCAGCTCCAAAGCTCATCTGCTAAAACTGAATTATCATATTTTTCTGTGCAAGCGTCTATGAATTTATCTTTGAATGTTGCCATTAGTTCTGGTATCTTTTTACCAACAGCTTTTCTTAAGCTGTCAGCTTCTCTGAGATCAAACCCTCCGAACTTTTTAGCAACTTCAAGCATCTGCTCTTGGTATAGCATGATTCCATATGTGGATTTAAATATAGGCTCAAGATCTTCATGTATGCAGTCCCAAGATCCTCTTTTTCTGTTTTCTATATATTTTGATGCAAGACCAGTCTCAAGAACCGCTGGTCTAATTAGAGATATTAGCGCAGCTAAGTCCTCTATGTTTTTAGGCTTAACTCTTCTAGACCAAGCTTCTCCAAGCTTTGACTCTAGCTGAAACACACCCTTATTATTGCCTCTGCTAATTAAATTAAACACATCTTCATCGTCAAACGAGCTAACCTTATCCATGAAATTTGGCATCGTCCGAGATACAACAGAGAGAGTTTTAAGACCTAGCACATCTAGTTTCATATACCCAAGTCTCTCGATGTCATACATATCGAAACCTGTAAGCAGGGTTTTCTTATTTGCGTCCCAAGAGCAGGGAATTTTGCCAAAAACGCTTTGATCAGAAATTAAAATCGCGCACGCATGTGTTGACCTATTTCTATTAACTCCCTCTAGTCTACGAGCAACTTTAAATGTTTTTTGCAGCTTTCTTTTTCTATCGTTTATCTTTTTTTGTAGCTCTGATTTTTCAAAGTCAGACTTTTCATTAATAATTTGTTCAGACCACTCTTCAACATCTTTATCAATGCCAAGTTGCGCTTTTTGCAAAACTTCTGAGCTTTCAATGGCATCGGTTAGTCCATTGTTCTTGGCTTTTACATTTTTAGTTAAGTTGTTTAAATATTCATGAGAGAGACCTATGACCTTGCCTACATCTTTTATAACAGATTTAGTTGTCATAGTTGTTATCGTCATCATGGGAAAAACTCTATCTTTGCCAAATTCTTGCTTCAGATAGTTTACAACATCTTCCCTCTTATCAATTTGTATATCTAGGTCAATATCCGGCATTGACCCTTTTCTTCCTATGTTGTAAAATCTTTCCCAAATTAGACCATTTTTGACTGGATCTGCAAACCTAGTAACTTTTAGTAAGTACAATATTAATGAACCAGCACAAGACCCTCTTCCATAGCCTCTAGATATATTGTTTTCATCACAGAATTTACAGACATCATAGACGATCATAAAATAGTGCTGCAATTCAGCTTCTTCAATCTCTGATAGCTCTTTTTCTATTCTATCTCTGTACTCCTGAGTGTTGGGTATCTTTAAATCAACCCAGCCCTTTCTGGCCATCTTCTTAAGCTCTTCCATGCAGTCTTTGTCTGACATTCCCTTATATTTAGGCATTTTTAAAGACATGTCAAAATCTATATCAACCATATCTGCTATTTCTTGAGACATTGAAACTTCTTCTTCTGAAAACTTCTCCAACATCTCTTCTTCTGATCTTATGTAATAATCGAAGCCATTAAAAACTAACCTACCTTTTGTAATCCCGGCAGAATGATCTACTACAGGGGTTTCAAGAGTAGCCTTAGCCTCAATTGCTTTTAAAACCTCGTGAGGAAAACAGTCATCTTTATAAATATAGTGACCATCGTTTGTTGCAACAGACCTAAGACCAAGCTCCTGCGCAACCTGCCTACAGTTTTCTAATATAAGTTCTTGCTCTGGAATATATATGTTATTATCATCATTGACTCTTTGTAGTTCTACAAATAGGTTGTCTGCTCCAAAAATAGATTTTAATCTTTTAACAACATCTTTACCTTGCTCATATCCTTCGTTTACAAAAGCCTTATTAGAAGGAGAAGACATGCAGCCAGTTAATATTATTAATCCTTCATTAAATTTCTCAAGCTCTTTCCAAGAGATTCTTGGTCTGTAGAAAAAGCCGCCACCTTTGTCAACTGGCACATTTGACCAAGTAATCATTTTGTAAAGGTTCTCTAAGCCTGCATTGTTTTTAGCTAATACAGTTAGGTGATTTGACTTTCTTTGCCTCTCTTCGTGAGAGTGTGTAAAGTAAGCCTCGATACCCGGAATAAACTTTATTCCATGCTTTTGACACTCTCTATAAGCTTGAATATGGCCATAGACATTTCCGTGATCTGTTAGAGAGTAGGCTCTGTGGCCCAGGTCTTTAGCCCTCTTTACAGCGTCTTCAATCTTAGCAGTAGAATCTAGTAAGCTAAAGTGACTATGGTTATGCAAGCTAACATAATTAGAATTTTTACTCATTTACTTCCGATCATTTTTATTGAACATTGCCTTCGTCGTCTGTTTGTACACCCAAATCTTTCAGAGATGTTAAAAAATCTATTGAACCACCTGCGTCTCTGTATTCTCTAAATTTTTTATGAACAACCTGACACAAGTCCCAATTACAAAGATATTTGCAAACATGAGTTGGAGAGCAAGACCCATCTTGCTTATCAGCTATTCTAACAGGGTCTTCGTCATTTTTTATAGAATTCCAAACATAGCATATTCTATCTTTTATCTTTTTATCTGTGAATTCATCAAAAGGCGGCGTTATTTGCCTTTTCTTTTCATGTAGATAAAATATTGTAACTAAGTGATTTTTCTTCTCTGGATACAGCAACTTTGCTGCCAAGTAATATAGCATTAACTGAGCATCTTTTTCTGCTGCACTTGGAGACATTTTATGTCTACCTGTTTTGTAGTCAACTACTTCAACGGTTTCATCATCAACTTCTAGAACTAGGTCTATAAATCCCTTTATAGAGTATTTTTCTTTATCTATTTCTATATCAAACAAAAATTCTTGTTCAGTCGCAATTATCTTAGACGGGTCAGAGAAAACTCCGTGCTCTGTCTCGTCTTTTATTACTCTTAAGACCATATTGCAAGCTTCAACCCAAGTATTCCAAGGACAGCCTTCAAATGACTCAATTTTTTGCCCAACGATTTGGCAAGTATCATTTTTAAAAGCTTTACAGCTTTCACAAGACTTTTTCTCTTTTAATATGTGCGAGTTGTAAGTCCAGCTTTTAAGACCCCTAAACCCCTCTTTTAATATAAGTTTTTTCCAATTTTTATCTAGCCACTCTTTGTCATTCCCTTCGAAATCTTTGCCATTTATAAAAGCTTGGGCGTATCTTTCTAAAACTAAATGTAACACTGTGCCCAGCTCCGCTGCAAAATGCTGTCTTTGCGGAGCGAAAACTGAATAGTTTAAAAAGTACTTGAAAGGACAAGATTCATAGGTTTTCATCTTGCTCGCACTAAGTCTATCAATCTTCAATGTCTTTACCCTTATCAAAGTAGCTATCCCAAAGTATTGTGCTATCTTTGGCTTGCTCGTATGTTTTTGTTGTCATAAGAAAAAATATGTCCTCTTCAAAGTCTACTTCTTCTTGTAAATCTATTATTCTTCTTATTGCTATGTTTATTTTAGAAAAAGAATCTGACTCTAAGCATACAACAGCTTCGGCTAAGTCTTCAGAATCTGTTTTTACGACTAGGCACATTTCACCATTTTTAACTTCTTCTAGTTTTCCAGCGCCTGATAAAACATCTATAGCTTTCATTATATTAACTCCATATCATTTAAAACTGTTAAAATTTTTGCTTTTAAGTCTTTTAAAGTACTTATTTCTTCGTGATCAAATACTTTGTAGAACATGTCTTCTGGAATGTTATCAACACAATCTTCGCTTTCATGAGCGTGTTTTAAAGAGATTCTTTCAAGCTTTATCGTTCTACCGCCAATTGCTTTTATAACCTCTACTTCGTTTTGATATCTAACATCTGTTACTAATACAACTTTTACATCTGTGTCATGTTTAAAAACTAAATCATATGACTTTTTATCAATTCTATTTTTAAATGATTTTACCCAGAAGTTTTCATCAATCATTTTTCTGAATACATCTCCGCCTAGATGTGTCAAAAATTGTCTTACAGATATATTATCACTTTTTAATATATTATTAGGAATAGTTTTATCAAAATAATCTTCCCAGCATCCAATTTTTATTTTTCTATTTTTAGAATCTCCAAATACAAATTCTTCTGGTATGGCAAATATTTCAGTTGCTATTTTTTTAAGCGGATAAGCAAAAGATATATGAGCAGAAGATATGCCAGCGTTACCTAGAATTTCGGACATAATTGTCGCCGCAGTGTTCTTGCCAGTTCCTGCTCTACCGCAAAACCCTATTATCTCCATTTTATATCTCTAAGCATTTTTCTTATTTCATCTTTTTTCATGTCGCCAACATCTTTTCTACTAGGAAAAATGCTTTCTACATTCAAAAGAGATTGTTGCAATAGTTTAGAGTTTTTACCTTCTAGGTTTCTACCAGCTTCGTCGTTGTCCATTATCAAAACTATGCTATTTACACCAATCTTTTTAAGAAGTTCAATTTGACCCTTTGTTACCTTTGCTCCAAGTAGACCAAGAGAATTCCAGTATCCAGCCTCGCAAAGCTTTAATACATCTAGTGGGCCTTCTGTTATTATAACTTTATCTAATTGCTTTTTTTCAATAAATTTTTTACATACATCTAAATTTATTAAATTTAAAGATTTTTTAAATATTGTATTCTTCCATTTGTATTGATTTTCAACGACAGTTCTGCCTGTAAATCCAACTATGCATGAATTTAAATCTTTTATAGGGAAGACTATTCTATCTTGCATAACTCCTTTGTCAAAATTTCCACACCCTATTTTAAACATGGTGTCTCTATCAAACCCTCTTTTTTCTAAGTATGATAAATTTTTACCAAGTTTTTTCATTATATCTGAGTGGTATTTTTTTTGTTGCAAATGTTCTTTTATATAATCTGTTTCATCTTTTTTAACATTTTGTTTTTTTAGTTTATATATTTCTTTATTTTTTAGAAAATCTTTTGCCATAACTACTGCTTGCCTTCTTTTTATATCTTTTACACAGCAAAGCAAGCCAATTAAATCTGAATAGTTCAAATCTTGACAACTTCTGGTCCAGCAAGACCAGAGCATTGTATCTTTATAATATGTAAAACCAGTTGGATTGTCGCCAGAGTGGCATATTGCCGGACCTCGAATTGAATCAACTGAGTCGATAAATTCTGTTATGCTGAATCCTAAAAATTCAAAATACTCTTCTATGTTTAAACCTAAATTATAGTTAATGTCGCTAATTTGTGTTAATGTCATCAATGGGTCTTTCTAATCCTTTTTCAATTATAGCTCCACAGCACTCTTTTGAGCTTTTTCTAAAGTCTTTAAAGTCGCAGTATAAGCCTATAAATTCACCATTTTGGCAACCCGGTCCATGTCTACACTCTACTACATTTAGTTTCATGTTTGTAAAAATATCTTCGTACTCTGGATTTTCTCTCATATGCTCTACGGCTTGTTTTAATTCAGTATCACTCTTCTTGGATAAGATGGAGAAATTGTCGCAGAGCCATATTATCCTGTCTGATCCAGAAATAGTAGTTGAATCTTCTACATCTACACCAGATCTATTTTGCTGAGCAAGTGCTAACATAGGGTTTTCATAATCTCTCATTAGGTCATGAAGTGCAGATATCCTATACCCAAGAGCCTCGTACTCTTTATCAGCACCTTTGTCTTTAGCGTTCATTAGTTTTAAGTAGTCCAATATAACTAAAGCATTGTTCCACCTACCAGAAGCGTCTTTGCCAACTCTTTTTGCGAACCATCTTCTTATGATTGAAACCTGCTTCTCTAAAGACCAGCCAGCTATTTGAACATAGTCAAAAGGTTGACCTTTTATTTTTCCAATTAATTCTTTTACTCTACTACTATACTCTTGGTGCCCAATGAATTTACCAGTTTCAACATAATGAAGTGGCACTTTTGTTTCTATTGAAGTTAGTCTGGCCATCTGCAATTCTTTAGAAAGCTCTGTGTCAAGATACAGTACAGGTATGCCGTTTTTAGAAACGCTGTTTGCGATTGATAGTGCCAAAAAACTTTTGTGTCTTTTTGGTCTAGCGGCTATCACATTAACAGTACCCCTCCTCAAGCCTCCACCTATTGCTTTGTCGTAAAAATCTAAACCAGTGCTAATTCCTGTTTCAATCTCTCCATTCATAGCTCTTTCTGCGGTTTCGTTTATAAAGTCTTCGTAGTCGTCTCCAATTGTTATAACATCCGATCCCACAAAAAGCCCAGATGTAAAATCATATATGTCTTTCTCGACTTTCTCTATCATCTGAGAGGCGTTGTTAACATCTTCAAGCTCTCTACTGACAGTGTTTAATTTGTTTTTTAAATCTGACCTATAAGACTCTGAAAGTATTATGTTTATATATTTTAGTACTAGCTTTTCTTCACTGGGACTAGAATGCTCAAGTGACTTTATAACTTTAGACATCATATTTTTATCAGATTCATATATTTTTTTATAGTTTTCTGATATGTGTTTTTCTAATAAAATTGAGTCTATCTTTTTGCTAGATTTAAAATCTCCGCTAGAAGAAGTTATTTCTTTAATAGAGCTGTAAAATATTTTAGAATATTTGTTTTGAAAATTAGATGCACTTATAATAGTGTCTATATCAAATATAAAAAGAGGGTTGTGGAATAAGTATGATATTACTGCGAATTCTGATTTTATATTTATTGAACTCAAGAATATCTCCTTTTCATGTAGCACTCTATTGAGTATACTATTTTATCTAAAGAGTTTGGAAGATCTTTTATTCTGCTTAACTTGGCTTCGAATATTTCATTTTGAGATACAAGTTTCTGTATATCTTTATTTTTATTAGATATAAATTTTTTCTTGTATTCAAATGGTACATACATATTAGCAGTGCTAGATAGATTCTCTGTTACATAAGAGTCTATTTTTTTACTATTAACTTTCATAATTGCTTCAATGCTGCTTTTTTGGTTTTTAAGGTTCAAAGACATAGCATGAATTTTCATAACCATATCTTCTACTTCTTCTGTTGTTTTTCCAGTAAGACCGTTTTCTGTGAAATCAATTATGTCTGAAATGCTTATTTTGTTGTATTTTTTATGCTTATTTACACCATTGTCTTCGCAAAACTTTTTTATTTTATCTATATCATCATTCATTTATCTTGTCCAATAAATTTTCTACATCTTGTTCGTTTTCTATTCTTATTATTCTAATGCCGTTTATATCTAACCATCTTTCTTTGCTTATATCGTTTACTTTAGATCTGGCATAATTAGCTCTAGACCCGTGAAAGAATGGAACATATTTTCTATGCTGAACTCCATCACACTCAAAAGCTATTCTAACTCCGGGGGATAATATTAAAAAATCTACATACAAGACAGGATTAAGACCAACACAGGGGAACTCTTCTAAAACTTCTAAATTAGGAAAAATTTCACATATTTTTTTATATAAAAGATTGGCAACCTTAGACCTAGAAAGCTCTGTTCTTTTATGCTTTTTATAGTCTATTTCTCTAGAGTGTTGATTTCCTTCTAGGTCAATAAACTTCATTCAAATACCTGTTCTACAGACTCTTTTAACTTAGCAAAATATTCTTGGTTAGAAGATAGCTCTTCTATTGCAGAAACCATTCCTTGAGCCTTATAGTCACCAAAGGTTATCCAAGAGCCGCTTTTTTGAGCTATGCCAAATTGTAGAGCCAGATTTAAAACATCATACTCTTCGCTGAAGCCTTTGCCATATATTAGGGTTGAATTGGCTTTTTTGCCTCTCCCTTGAAATCTATTCTTCATTGTTTCTGCTTCTACTGTGTGACCAATTACATCTTGACTTGAGTTCTTCAACTTGCCTCTTACTTTAAATTTAACAATTAGGTCACAATTGTGACCAAGGCTTTTTCCTCCGGGTAGTCTATCTCCAAAACTGTACATGTCTACATTATCCCTTACCTGATTTATAAGCAATAGAACTGATCCATTTGCATAGCACAGGTTTTTAACATCTGCCATAAATGGAGTAAACAGCCTTGCTAAAGAGGCCATGTGATGCGCTCCCGCTTCAGAGTCTAAAACTTTTTGCGGCTGGCAAGCTGGTATAGAATCTAGAACTATGAATGAGTTTGGAATGTTTCGCAGTATATATTTTATACCATCTAAACACGCTTCTCCGTTTGGAGGAGTGGCCCAATGGATTTTTTCAGCATCTAGCTTGGGAAAACACTTTATTAGACTTTCATTGATAGCTCGCTCTTGGTTAAAATAAAAACATTTTAAACCATGTTTTTCTGCAGATATCAATACTTGCAATGCAGCCGTAGTTTTTCCAGAGTTTTCTCCCCCATAAAATTGAGTTACTCCAACTGGTATACCGGGCTCATCACCAAGTATGAAATCTACTTCAAATAGTCCCGTTTTTAAATAATAAGGAGATTTAAAGTCTTTGATGTCGTGTGTTAATTTGACCCCTATTTTGTCAAGAGCCTTGCTGTAGTCTAGTTCAACCGCTTTCTTTTTTCCTGCCATTTTATTCCTCACTAATTTCATTTAAGGATTCATAAAGGTTCTTCTTTTTTGTTTTAGATGCTTCAAAGAAATTTGTGTCAATTTTTGACTTTTCTTCTTGTTTTGTTATAATTTTTTTGGTGTAATTTTTTCTAGCTACATTTTCTTTCTCATATCTTAGCACCAAATAATTAAGACTTCTTTTTATATTATCTAGTGGGTGACACCCATAAACTGGTTGAGTATAAGTTTTAGCCTGCCAAGATTTACATCCCATTAATATTTTTTTATAATGAGACTTTACTTTGTTTGGACACGGAGAATCTTTCGTCCAAAACATTGGGGGCAGTTTTCCGAATAGCATTATACATGATATTTCTGCTAAAATATGATTTAAATAATACCTTTTACCCGGCGTTGTTAACGAGGGGAATGTTCCTTTTTTATTAGCTTGCTCTTGGTTTGACTTAAATATTAAATCACATATTTTACAGTCTCTTTTGCTTTTTCTTATTCCTTTGTAGTTTGGGTGGTCAGGGCACTTACTCAATCTTCCGTACACCTTTTCCATTTGCAACAAACCTCTACTCTTGGAATGTAAGAGTAATTAGATATTTCTATTTTTCTCCAAGGGGTAGTGGGAAGCAGTCCGGCTCCTACGGTTCTAAATTCAATATCAAAAACGGCACACTCTCCACAGTTTAGTACGCAGCATTCATCTATTGGTAGAAATATTAAATTAACATTTTCGCTAACGCGAGAAAGATACAATCTTTCAGATTCAGTTCCCGGTATATAATTTCGACCACCGAAATCATCTCTGGCTAATCTAAATTCATAGTAAGTAGATATTATATCTGGCGAACCGATAATTCCTATTACAATTACTAAATCGTTACAGCAATCTGTAGAATAGCTTAAAGAGGTGTCGATAACCATTTTACCAGTTGCACCTTCGAAGGAAGATCCGATGTCAAACCACTCATTAGGGGTAATCATAAAGTTTGGAACTAATTCAAAGCTTTCAAACTTGCAATCTAATCTATCCGAACTTTCACCTACTGAAACTCTTTTTATATCTTTTTCATCATCTTTGGCAATAGAGTTTGCTGAAACTCCAAGCGCTGTTAAAAGTGTAAGAAAAAGTATTGCTTTAATAGGTAAACTCACATGTTTCATTGTCTTTTCTCCTATCTTGTTGGACTACTATTATAGCAAGCTTAGAACAAGTTCATTGTTGTTTTTATTTTTTCATAGACTTGATCTAGTGGTATAAAGCCTAACATACAATCGCTAAGTCCATAAGAGATGAATCCTACTAATAAACCTTTATCGTTGTAAACTCCACCCCCAGACATTCCGGGAATTATTATAGAGTCAACTACAACTGCGTCACTAAGGCTTATTCTTGGAGTTTCGCATGAAACCCCAACTTGCAAAATTGTTCCGAGTGCAGCAATTGATGTTTCACCTATGGGGTGTCCAGCACAAACAACTTGCGAATTAACAGAGATAGATTCTATGTCTTGTTTATTTGCAATGTTTGCAACCGTTACATTTGGCAACAAGTCAATTTTTGATGCAATCATAATAACTCCAAAGTCTGACTCGGAGCTTGCGTTTATCATATGACAAACAACATCTGGTTGATTAAGTGTAAAATAATCATAGTTTAAAACTTCACCTTTTTCAGATCTATTCAATCCTATTATCGCTAAATCATCCCAAGGGTCGTAAGCAGTTTGCGAGAGAACATGGTTGCAGCATAAGAACAGGTATATAAATTTATCTTCTTTGAAGCTTTTCTTAATAAGAGTAGCAGAGCCTGAGCCGTTTACCTGCGAATCTAATATAGTTTGAACTAGAACTGTTGAACTTAATGCTTTTTGCTGTAAGCTTCCGATGAAATTGCTTTCACCGATTGATTCATTAAATTCTCTTAAATCTGATTTTAAAGTTGGAATAACAAGAAAAATTGAACAAGTGACTAAAAGCGCTATTAATAGCCTACCAAGGTTTATTATTGTTAAAATATTATTCATTTGAGTCTTCACCGACAATTGCAGCGTCAACTATAACTTTATTAGCAGCCTGTCTTACTCCTTCAAAAAGCGCTACAACTAATTCTAGTTGCTCTGACCCTATGGCTTCATCTAAAGAAGGGGGTTCATAATATGCGTCAAAAGTTGATATGGCGGGAGCTAAATAGATTTCATACTCTTCTGGTATGTAGTTCATAGCCAACTGAACCGAGCTATGCAAAATGGTGTCCTCAGATTGCAGAATTGGGTCTACAAATTCTTCTACTATAGAAACTGTTCTAATAGCAACATTTAAAGAGTTTTCTTCTAAAGAACTTAATGCTGCAAAAGCTCCAGCTTTAGAAGAGTCAAATATTATTTTTACCCTTTTTTCCTGTGTGATTGTGTTATCTTGTACATTAAAAACCGCACACCCAAAATTGCTAAATGCTAATAGGCATATGATTAATTTTTGTAATAAATGTTTCATAAATGACTCCTTTAGTTTTGATCTTCTTCTTTAGGCTTCTCCATTGCATTAGATACGATTCTTTCTATCTCTTCTTCTGCAAAATCTAAAATACCTGATTCTTGTAGAATTTCTTTTACTCTTTGTGTTGCAATTTGAATCTTTTGCTTTCTTTCTTCTTCTTCGTTTTGAGGGTTATCTGATTGTCTCATCTCAATAGCTCTTTTTTCTGCATAAAAAAGAGAGGTTTCAACCACCTTTTCTAGAACTTCTTTTGAGAATTCTTTTTGAGAATTTTTCAATCTATTTTTTAACAACCCCCAAGTAGCAGCGGCAGCTAATACTATTAATATTGGTGATAGTTCTACTAAAATTATTTCTATCGTTTCCACTTTGCTATCTCCTTTTTTGCAAGTTGTTTATTAAGGAAGCTGCCTCTGAATGGCTAAATTCTTCTAATTTTTTAGAAGACACTTTCTTAATGGCTTCTTGCAGCTTATCTTGTGGTATTTGGTATTTTTCAACAGTTCTTTTAATTATAGCTTGTTGAGTTTCAGTTATTTTTTCTTGTTCTAGGTTTCTTTCGTCTACATTTTTAATTTCAACCAACTCTTCAGCAGAGCAAACCTCTAAGCCCAATGAGAATCTAAGAGCGCGAGAAGATGCTCTTGTTTCTGCAAGTGTTACAGTGTAGGCTTTCATATTATTTCTTACATTTGAAACTCTAGCTTCGGCTAAAGACTCGAAGGTTGTTCCGTCTGAAAATTCATATTTAACGCAAACAGTTGTAGACCACTCATTTGATTTACTAGGCACACCTATTACATTAACTGTTTTATTTTTAATTCCTCCAAATATGCTTTTCGCAACCCTTAGCAAAGGATCGTGTCTTACAAATGCATCTGAAGAGCTATCATTGAGCTGTACAAAATCACCTTTTGAGAAATGATCTCCAATTACATATTCTTTTCCACTTATGGTTGTAGCTTTTTCTTTTAAAAACTTCAAGAAGCCTTCTCCTCTTTTTTACTATTGACAATTTGAGAAAATCTTCTCTGGTGATCAATCTGAGCTTGGCTAAAGTTTCTTTTCTTGAAAGAGAAGTGTCTTACAACCTTTTGCAAAGATGATGTTGGGAAAATTATTGCACACTCATTATCGCCCACAATGTATGATACATCTTTTTGAGGTATCTTTTCTTTAAATTTTGCAATTACAGAATTTAAGGTTTTCTTATGAATAATTCTGTCATTTGAATAAACGCAAAATTCTACTCTATCTAAACTCCAAGGTCTAATAAACCAAGGTTTTGACTTTGAGCCAGTATAAACCGTGGGAGTCCCCTCTTCATCTTTTTTAACTTTTTTAGTATTTAAAGATGAGCACATGTCTGTAAACGCTTTGAACAAAGACTTTTCATCATAGGTCATTTAATCTAACCAGCTTTCATTTGGGTCAGCTTCTTCTATTTGAAGATCTCCAGTAACTTTGTTTAGTCCACCTTGATTTTCTGAGTTTCTTCTCAAGTGGTGAATTGCCATTGCAACAGAGATTCCTCTTATTTCCACACCTCTTTTAATTAGCTTTCTTTTTATAGTCATAGCATTCATATTAAATTTTTGAGCTATTTTGCTCAAGGACATTTTTTCTTGAACATAAAGTCTTTCAATTTCCTCATCATGCTCTGTTGTATGCTTAGGTTTTCTACCAGCCATTTACACCTCCTTATATATTACTATAGCATAGTTTATCTTTTTACCTCTTGGTAGTTATTGCTCTTTTCATAATTGATTTTATATTTGATAAATTTGAAAACATATTCTTAAAAGAGTTGAATCCAGTATGATTTGGTGTGAAAATTTTATCAGATGAATTAGGCCCCCAAGAAGTTATTGTGACGGGGACGCCAAGTGTTTGCTTTAAATTTGATATAAAGTCTGTGATCAGCCAGTCTTCATAAATTGGAGATATTTTAGACCAGTCTTCTGAGCAAGGGAAGTCGGAAAATCCATCTATTATGTAGCCGTTTAGAGAGTATCCTACGCAAAC